GTAGTGGGATCAAATCTAAATTTAGGATTATTAAATGCTGCAAATCTTTGTCTAAAAAAACTATCAGCATCTTGAATAATATCTTGTCCTATTTTTTTATAAGAATCTCCAGCTTCTGTTGATAAAAATTTACCGTACTCTAAATTAGATTCTTTTAATATTTGTTTTAAAGTTTTAGCTTCATTTCTTACAGCTGGATTAATTTGTTGAAATGCTTTTTCTGCTTGATCTTTACTTGCAGTTAAATAATCAAATATTTTATTTTTTTCTACTTGAAGAGACAACATAGATTCTCCTTCATTAAATAATTTTGTTTTAAAATTATTTACTATATCTTCTAATGTATTATCTATTCTATCAGCATACTTACCAATGGTGTCTCGTTTGGCTAAAATTTCTAAATCAATTTTATCTTTTTGAGATTTAAGAACAGGACCTAATGGGCCTGCCGATGCAAATTGATTTTTTACGGTATCCAGTGCTTTAATTATTTTGTTACCAAAACTACCTTCACGAGAACTAAATTTCCAATCTTCCATTTTCGGTAATCCTGTTTTAGTAATGGCAGTATCTATTAATTCACCACCTTTAGTTATTATTTTTGGAATTAAACCAGCACTATCTGTTCCAGCGATTAATTTTGATAATGGATTTACAACTGCATAATCTACTGCTCTTAGAGCCTGACCACCAACATAAGTAATCGGTTTTGCTGCAACTAACCCATATTTTATACCTAAAGATCCGGCTGGAGCTAATAAAGGGATAGCACCCCCAATGACCGTGCCTTCAGCTCCAAATTTTAATTTTTCTTTTAAAACTTCTTTTGCTTTATCACTTCCTTCTAATTGATCTATGTCTTTTTCAGAAGTTTCGGTAAACCCAAATGTTTCAGATAATGTTTTGTCATCACCTGGTACAGATGCAACAAAATCAGATATGCCTCCGATTGTTCCATAATAACCAGCTCTTCTAACAAGTTCTCCTGTTTTACCTAAAGCATTTAAAGAAGAAAGTTTTTTTGTTTCTGTAACTCTGTTTAAAAATTTTATACCACCAGCTAATTTTGTTGCTACCCCTAATGGAGCACCATATTGAACAAGAGTTGCTGCAATATCTCCAATGCCTGTCTTTGTATCTGGAGTAATTTTATTAAAAATATCATCAATACCATTTATTAAATTTGTATTTGCTAAATAGTCTATTGGAAGAACACCAAGCTGTAATAAACCTTGAACTGCTTTGCTTGCTCCTTTAAGGGGAGCTCTTACAACATCTAGTAAATAATCACCTGCTGTAGCAGTTCCTTTTGTAGGAAGAACTTCTTCTGTGGATGTATCTTCTGTTTGTGTGGAAGCTAATAATTCTTCAAAAGCTGTTGCCATGGTAAACCTACCTTGTTGCTGGCAATATTAAATTAACACCGTACTTAACATTAAAATCATTAATATCTCTTTGAGTTCTTATATAAGCAAAATCTTGTAAAGCTTCTTCACTATTTGCTATTAACTGAACTATATCGTCAGTAATTTCTTTAGGTAATCTATCTCTTAATTCTGGATAACTTAATTTATTTACAGGTTTAATAGCTACATCAGAAGGACCTTCTTTCATTACAGTTTCTTCTATTACTGGTTCAGGTTGTGTTCCTTCAGCTAAACCAACTCTTCCTCCAGTGGCAAGAGTCTCAGTTGTTATGTATTGTTTAAATTGTGGATATTTTTTAATATATTGATCAACTGTAAATTTAGCGTCATCTAACATTTTTTGTTCTTCTTTTGATAGTTTACCAGTTATTTGTTTTTGACGTTCATATTTATTTAATTTATCTATAGCTGGTTTAATTGTAGATTTATAATCTTCACTAAAAATTACTTTTTGAAGAGCACCTTCTTCTTTTCCAGCACCTAAAAACCTATCTTCTATAAATTCATTTGCAATAATTGCTGGATCTCTTTTATCACCAGCTTTAATTCTACCTGCAACATATTGATCTATTATCTGTCCAGTTTCTCCTCTTTTACCTGCAGCTATTTGAGTTTTTTCTTTGTCCTTGAAAGCTTCATAAGCTTTTAATGCTATCTCTCTTCTGCCTTTTCTTTTCTCTTTAACAAGAGGAATTGCAAGTTCTGTAGCAGCTCTAATTTTATCAGCTATTGTTCCAGGAGTAGCTAATGCTCTTGAAACTATTAAAGCAAGTTCTCCTCCACTTGCTTCGTCACCTACTGATTCTTTTATAAGTTCGATTTCTTTTTTAATTTCAGCTCTTGGATCTGTTTCTTTGTAAGTAGCTGGTCTAGCTGCATCTGGTTTAGAAACTGGTATTTCTTCAGATTTAACAACTTCTCCTGTTGTATTATCAACAACATCACCAGTTACAGGATCAACTGATGTAGTAATAGTTCCTCTTCCTGTCATTCCTTTAAATTGATTTAAACCAGTTATTGATGGTGTAGGACCTGTTGTTTCTGGTGTTGTAGGTTTTGTAACACTTTCAAAGAAAGAAAGTTCTTTTTCTCCTTTTGCAACTCCTTCATTATAAGCTGCAGTTTTTCCAGCCATATAAGCATCATATTCTCCTTCTGAAGATGCTTCAGATGGTGGAATAGTATTTTTAATATAATCTAGTTCAGATTGATTTCTAGCTCTACCAGCATATGCAAGTGCTCCAACAGCTGCAATAGGTGCTGCAATAAGTCCTGTGACTCCTAGACCACTAGTTACTGCGGGTCCTAAAAATCCTCTTCCAAATCCTAATGCTGTAGATGTTATTTTTGGAACAGCTCTTCCAAATCTTGTAGCTTGTTCTGCTATTTTTTGTCTTGCAGCTAATCCTCTTTCTTCAGCAGGAAGAACTCCTGTTGTAGTTGTAGGCCTTGGATTAGGATTAAATGGATCAAACATTCCTGTAGTTCCTGTTGATCTTGGCTCTGGTCCAAAATAAGTTCCTCTTGGATCTGGTCCAGGACCGAAGTAAACTCCTCTAGGATCATAACCTCCTTGAGCCATGATTCTTCCTCCACCAAAATATTTTGGTCTTGATTCTACGTGAGACATGATTCCTGTTCCTTGAGTCATGCCACCCATTTTAAACATAGGTCTTTTAAATATGTTGTACATATTTATCCTCTTCCAAATAAACTACTTAATCCATAAATACCGGCACCAGCAGAAAGAGCCGTGCTTAAAGGACTAACTTGTTGTTGAGGAGTACTTACTTGTGAAAATCCTGGTTGAGGATATCCAGCTAACAAACCACCAATTCCTGATCCAAGAGCCTGTAATCTTGTATAAGGTTCTTGATATTGGAATTGTGCAGCTTGTCTTTGTGCATCTAGTACTGCTTGTTGGTAAGCTAAATTTTGTGTTCCTGCAGCTCCTAATTGTTGAACTTGTTGTGCTTCTAAAGTAGGTTGCAGTGTAGCAAGTTGTCCTTGTTGACCAAATGCTTGTGCAGCTAAAATATTTGCTTGTTGAAATCCTTGTTGTCTTAATTGAGCTTCTAAAGCTGCTCTATCTTGTAAAGTTTGTGCACCAAATTCTGCTTGTTGAATACCTTCTCTTGCTCCACCAAATGCTCCTTGTTGAATAGCTTGCGCTCCAATTTGTTGTTGTGCAATTTGTCTTTGTCTATCAAATTCAGAAAGAGTAGTTGATATAACATCTTGTTGATAAGGAGACATAAACTGTTGATAAGCTTGTGGTCCTGTATACTGTTGAGCTTGTTGTAAAAATGGTTCATACCCTGCAATACCTGTTCCTGTTCCAACTCCTGTAACTGCTCCAGTTGTAGGATCAAAAGTTAATGCACCTAGTCCTGCTTGTGTTGCAGCTTGTTGTTGAGCTTGTTGTGTTAAAACATTCTGCCCAGCAATTTGTGGAGACATTGCCTGTAGTTCTGCAGCTGTTGGAGCTTGCGCAACTCTTTTAGTTAGTAGATCTAAATATGATTGACCCGCTGCTTCTAAATACGGGGCTGGTCTTGATATCGTTGTTGTTTCTGCCATTTATTTAACCTTTTGTTTTTTTACTTTTTTCTCCAAAGACTTCATTAACTTATACATCTTTTGAGCACCTTTGTTAATACTTCCTTTTCCAGCACCCCTTACTGCATCTGCTGTAAATACGAACTCATTTTTACTTAACATCGCAGGAACATCGTCTGCTTTTTCTTTAATTCCAACTGGAATGAATCCTCCTTTATTTCTTAAATCTAATTCTGTTACTCCACCTTGATTTTGTCTCACAGGTATTTCACTACCCATAAAATAACCTATTCTACCACCATCTGCTTTTTTGGTTTCTCTAAATAAGTCTAACCTTAATTCCTCTGCTTTTTCTTTATCACCCACAGATTCAGCATCTCTTATTAATTGTATGATTTGAGATATTCTATTATTAGACATGTCTCTTTTCATACCACCAACTTGAAATTTTTCTCTGTTAGCCGGAGTTAAAGTAATACTTAAAACACCACTTTGCATATCATTCATTATGCCACCATCTGCTGATAAATTTCTTATTCCAAAAGCTTGTGGTGTTAAAGAAGCATATCTAACTTTTTCTGGGTCAACTCTTAATCTTTGATAATCTGCTTCGCTTAATGTTTTTTCAGGATTAGGGTCACCTGCTTTACTTAAAAGTCCTATTGCATCAGCATAAGTAGCTGCTGTAACTGCTGTAGAAATTAATGCTTGTTTATCTAATTCACGATCAACTATTTCTCCTGCAGCATTTCTTACAGGTTTTGTATAAATGTCTTGTAAAGCTTTTTGACTTAAATCCTTAACTGCATCAAATCTTTGTGAAATAGAAACATTAGGATCTAATGAACCAGCTTTTTGAATTAAGTCTATATAACCAGGTTGTGTTCCAGGTTGTGTTCCATATGTTTTTATTAATTCAGAAGCAGATCTACCTGTTTCAGTAGGACTTAAACCACCTCCACTTACCAATGAACTTTGTAATTCAGCAGCAGTTCTTCCACCGGTTAATTCTGATGGAGCTAAATCAACACCACCTGTATAACCTGTAGTAGGTGCTTTTAAAAGATCTTGAGTTGGAGTTCCTGAATAAGGTTTAAAGAAATCATATTGTCCTAATTGAAATCCAGTTTGTGTTCCTATCGGACTTGTAAATAAACTTCCTAAACCACCAAAACTTCCAGCTGAACTATATCCAGCAAAAGGATCAATACCCCCTTGAAATCCTGCACCACCAGCAAATCTTGCTACTTGTCCTAAACCATAATTTATTAAACCAGCTTTAATACTACTTCCAATTCTACCAGTTTGATCAAAAGAACCTACAGCAGACATTGCGCCTGCTAATAATGGATTAAATGGAGCAACAAATGGTGCAGCTTTAACTGCAATCTCTGCTACTTCATTTGGTATAACGTTTCTTACAAATTTTTTAAGTTTACTACCTAAACCGTATTCTTCACGTTTTACTAGGTTACCTATTCCATATAATTGTCTATACATTTGTGATCTTGCTATTGCCATAGTTGTTAAGTTAAGGCAGGCTCAAAAACCTGAAAAAGGTATAATTTACTACTCTTTTTTCTTATCGTCAATCGGTTTTTGTTTAGCAAACATTGTGCTTAAACTACCATGAAATGCATGCGATCCGAAATGCGTGAGCGGCGTTTGTGTATCCGCGTATATTTTACCACCAATATTAGTCCATAATCTGCAGAAAGCAATGTCTTCACCAAGGTATCCATTTTCAGGATCTTGTGCTGTTTCAAAGAAGGTATACCAACCTTTTTCCATAGTCTCTACTTTATTACCTACTAATTGTTTATTAACTGTTTTTCGTTCTGGATATTTCTCTGCAAGTTTAGTGAAGACTTCTCTTTTAATCATCATGAATCCGGTAGGTCCTGCAACTATTTCTGCAAAGCCATCTTTATCTACTCTTACATTATTTTTATCTGGAAAATGAACTATGAATTGTAATTGATTATCTTTACCATAACCTTTAACTGGATATGGTGTTAAACATAAAGGTACGTCTTTTTCTATTAATCTAAAGATTGCTTCTGGTTCAAATCCAATGTCCGCGTCTATAAATAAAAAATGCGTGCAGTCTGAATTAAGAAAATAAGCTACACAATTATTTCTAGCTTGAGTAACTAAAGCCATTCCTGATTGCATGTGTACTGCTGATGCTACTGCTAATCTTGGATGAGATGTTGATACAAACTTTAATAAACTGTTTGCATAATTGGTTGTTACTTGATGACCGAATGCTGGTGTTGCTATAAATAGCTTAACGTGTTTTTTCTGTTCTGACATAATTTAAAAAGTTTTTCCATTCTTGTATTCTGGTTTCCCAGGAATAATTTTTGTTATAGTATTTAATTTGCATTTCTAAATCATCCTTATATAAATTATTTTTATAATTGTCAATGACAGAGTTTAATGTTTCTGCATATCGTTCAATTAAATTCTGGCCACTAGAATCAAATTCAATCATCGTTGCAAACTCACCACAGGTTTCAGGTAAAGCACCATAGTTAGTTGTAACAACATGACATCCTGCTGACATCGCTTCTATAACAGCAAGACAAGATGTTTCTTCAAAGATAGAGGGATAAGCATAAATGTGAGCTTTTTGTACTGCAACTCTTACTGAATCATTATCTGCATAACCAAGATAATTAACATTAGGTGTATTTTTACATTTATCAAATAATACTTCAAATTTATCTTTTTCATTTTCATCAAATTTTGATCCATATATTTTAGTAGATGAATAAATATCAACCTCAAAATCTTCTCTTGTTTTGTTTAATATCTCAATGGATTTAATTAATACTGCAAGTCCACGCCAAGGAGTTGAGGTATATAATAATTTTATTTTATTATCTTTTTGTTTTTCAACTATATCAAATGTATGAGTTGCATTCTTAATTACAAAAGATTTGTATTCTGGAATTTTATAAATTTCTCTAAATCTATTGTACTGCCAATGACTAACATAGATAAAGTAATCAATGGAATCTACGAATTTACGATCTTGCATTAACCTAACATTGGGCTGATCATAACTTAAATGTTGCCAAAGAATGTTTATCTTATCTTCTTTAACAAGTGATGGATGACAAATAGAACCAATTAGATTAATTCCATCTAATGATTCTTCTGGTAGTTGAGCAATAAGTTGTTCTTTTAAGATCTCTGTTCCACCTTTAGGATTCATATTTTAACTTCTTTCACTCTCTATCTTTAGCATTTTTTTCTTAAAGTTTCCAGCATTAATTATTGAACTATTAACTCCTTTTACCACTAATTCTGCATATTCATTATTACCTGGTGCAAAATAATCTTTTGGGTGTTCGTGATGTTTATATTTTATGTTATCTTTCCACAGATAATAAGTATTCCAATTATACTTATCTTTTAAAAGTTCTAATACACGATCTTCTTCATTTATTTGCATATGTTCAACAACTGGAAATTTATGTAAAAAATTCAATTGACCATCATTCCAAATAAAATAATGATGATGATTATATCCTCTCCATTTGAATTTATAATTTTCATCTTTCCAATTTTCAGATTCTCTAGATACTTCAGCTAATGGAGATGGACATTCAATAAAACCAGCTTTTGCAACTCTAGACATTTCTTCTATACAATTAAATGGATTATATAAATCTTCTAAAACGTGTCTTGCATAAACAAAATTAAATTCTTTATCTTCATATGGAAATTTATCTTTAGAAAAATCAACAACTTTATAATTAGATAACTTTTCTCTTTCAGAATCTAACCAACCACAAAAATGAGTTGCATATGGAAAAGGAAGAACTCCAGGTCCAAGCTCTAATACTTTCATACCTTTAGTAATAAACTTACCAAGGAAATCATAAATTTCTGTAATAGGGGTATGATATTTAATCATTTATTCTTCTTTCAAATAAAACATCTATTTGAAATAATATGTTATTTAAAGAATAATGTAAGTCAATTACATCAATTAATGAAAAATTTAATGTATTTAAATAACAAACTATATCTGTAAGTCTTGGTGCTTTATCATTAAAGTTAAGAATCTGTGTTTCAAGAATTAAATGAGTTGTCTTTTTTATAATAGGTACAGCGCCTTGAATAATATCTAATTCAGATCCTTGTACGTCCATCTTAATTAAATCATAACCATCTTCTGAATTTAATAAAGTTGGTAAAGTTATTGTTTTTTTCTTTACTGGTGCAAATTTAAAATCTGTATTTTCTTTATAAATAGTATTGCCTGTTTGCAAACCATCTAAACATTTATAATAGTCTACTTCTTTATTATTCTCTTTGCCTAGTAATGCTATTTTATAAGGACCAATCTTTTTTAATATTTCTTCTTTTTCTTCATTTGCTTCAATCATTAAGACATCTGCATCAGGATATATGTTCTTAAAATTCTGGGCCCAGATACCTTCAAAAGCACCAATATCTAAAACTTTATTAAATTTCAGACCCATATTTCTATAGTGCTGCATTCTTCTCCACTCATTTGAAAGTGTCATGTTTTACTGAATAGTGGAATGGTAGGAACTATGATTTTAACATCGCGTTTAATATCTTCAGGTTTAGCATTTAGATCTGCTTTAACCTCTTCTTCGTTTTTATAAACGTGTCCTGTCTTTATATTTCTAATTGTGATTTCTGAATCACAAATTACTTTTATTTCTTTCATTACGTCGTTAATGATCCTCTATTCACTTCCATTATTGATATAGTACCACTTACACTAGTTGTTATACTGGTGTCAAGTAATAGCGCATCTCCTTCTTGTAATATAATTGGGCCATTTGCTAAATTACATGTCATCGGTCCTGTAATAGATGCATACGCTACAATGTAAGTTGTAGTTGCTGACGAATCATAAACAGATACTCTAACAACTTTAGAACCTGATTCATTTGCAATTTGAATGTTTTGAATAATCGCGCGTGCAGTTGCATTACAAGTATACACGGTTGTACTAGCCGTGGTCGTCGGATCATAAAAAGCGTTTTTATATACGTTGCTCATGTTAAATCATACCATTTAATTAAACCAGATACATCTCCATTTGCTGATCCTGCTCTTACACCTAATGTTAAAGTATCAGATGTTCCACCAATTGTTTGTCCGAGTTGATATGCAAAAGCAAACGCATCTCCACCAATTGTACTTGGTGCGGTTTTTCCACCCATATATCCACCTGCAACTCTTGTGCCTGTTGCAGTTAAATCAACAGTCGTTAAGTCATATTCTACGTTATCACTAAAACTTGTATATGAAAATGCTGATGAAGGTGTTGCATTAATAAATAATCCCCATTCAAAATCATTATTGGATATATTTAAAACATCTGTTCCTGCAGGAACAATGACTGCATACGGTCTTCCTGATTTAATTCTAATAGTTGCTATATTATAATAAGTATTAGCTGTTGTTAAATTAACTCCTGCATTAATTTGAGTTGTTCCAATCATTTGTTGTACTCCTTCTGGTGAATAACCTCCTTCAGAAATACAAGAAGAACATATTTGTTGTAATGTATAAGTTCCTGCTGTTAATGTTCCAGTTCTTTCTATTTCGTATCTAATAGGAAGATTTGCTGTTTGCATGTAAACAGTTGTTAAACTATTAGCATTATTAAATGTATGCGCTGTAATTAATTGACCATTAATAACAAATCCAACTCTAACTGAACCTACTCCTAACCATTCAATATCTATAAATAATATATTTGATGTTGCTGCATTTAACGTAAATCCACTTGCACCTGTTCCATTTAGTTTATCCCCGTTCCACGCTGATTGATTAATTTCAGTATCTACAGCTGCACCTGATGTATAAGTACGTCTTACGATTTGATAACCTGTACCTGTATCTTGAAAGAATATTCCATTATTACCATCAAATAATCCAACCTTTTGTTTTAAGTTTTCAGTCTGTGTATTCATTACAAAGGTATTAAAAATAAGCAATGATTTACCTGGTTGATAAGACATTACTCTTTTAGATTGTCTTATAGTCTTTGAACCTGATGCTTCAGTTACATTTAAATTAACTGTTGATTTGTTAGCTGTATAAGTAACTGTTCCGCCATTAGCTGTTGATTCATCAAATAGATTATTCTTTGACATAATACTTTTACTATCAAAGATTGTAAGAGGATTTGAAACTCGAAGTCTTCCAAATGCATCTAGATTGTTACCACCAAAGGTAACTAACTCACCATTACCTATATTTACATTATTACAAAGACTCATTAACAGCCATTCCTTCCAGACATATACCAAGTTTGAGCTTCAGCTGTATCTTGCACATCTTGTGTAAAGGTATTATTTAATTGTAACACCATCTGCTCTAGTGTTCTAATAATCTGGTCCATCTGTTGTTGACTATAAACAGGTGTAGCGTTTGCTAATCTGGGTTGATCTAGTTTAGCCATTATCTTAAACCATCCTCTTGACCATCAATTCTTAATGTTCCAAATCTCCATTTAGTATCAACATCTGAACTTACAATTTTAATTGCAGCTTGTCTTCCGCGCGCGCGAAAGTCTACTTTAGTTGTTGTTGAATATACAACTGTACTAGATGCAACAGTTTGAACTGAACCTGGATATTGTCTAACTAAAAATTGAATATTTAATGCACCTTGTTGATCTTTAAAATCAGGTATGTATCGTTTAATAAATAAATTATTATTTCCATCTACAATATCTACGTCCCCAGATTCAATGTAAGCTGTAATTGGACTTGTATCATCATTTACTCCTTTTTCTTGATCATATAAAGTGGACACACCTGCTGTTAATCCAATAACAGTTGGTTGTGCAAGAGTTGTTGAGTTTGGCATATATTTAGTTGCAAGTGGATTTGCAAATATATCTTTAGAAGCCCAAGTTGTTCTAGCTAAAGTTCCAATAGTCCATACTCTTTCAAGATAGTTATAAGTTACAACTCTATCTATTGCAGTTGAACTACCAGATGCATAGAACCAATTCACTTCTGAAAAATCTAAATTAACTCCAGCATAAATAATAGAATGCTCATCTTCATTTAAATCTTGAAATACATAATCTTGTACTGAACATGGAATTTCCTTCACGACTCCGTCAAACAGGTAAAAAGCTCCATCTGACATCCAATAAACAACGTTCTCCGCTTCTACAGCAGAATGCGCGGACAACGTTCCGCAGTTCGTACCAATTTGTTTAAATGAAAATGTAAAAGGTGGTCCTACGAACTGCATTGAGTGAGCGGATGTATTGGTTAATATTAATATGTCTCCTCTTGTTGGAACCGCAGTTACAATTCTATTACCAGAGGATAATCTTTGAAATCCTGCGGTATTAGTTGCATTGGGTGTAAAATCTGTAATAGATTCTTGTGAACCAAAGAGCACGGCCATTGGATCGTAAGTTGCACTTGTTCCTGGTGTTGTTTGTGTACCAAAGAATATCACATGTCTATCTCTTGGAGATATAACCATAAAGTTAGATTGTGTTGGAGCATTTGCTAATAAGGTAGCTCTAGTATTTCTTGATGGTAAAAATGCAGAAGTGTCAAAGTAATAAGTTTTACCACCTACAATTGTTGCAATAATATCTTCACCAAAGTTATCTATTTGCCAAATTCTTGGATTAGCAGTAATAACTCCCGTTGGTCTTGGTGTGTTCCAAGTTGAAAATCCCCACGCACCGGCTCCCCATCCATTACCAATTTGTGTAACATCCTCTCCTATATTTA